ATGAATATTATAGTAGCAATAGGATTTTATATAGATTGGTTAAGACATAAAAAAGAAAACAATGAATAAACAGCAAGTACCTCAAGCGCAAATCGACTTGACAACAACAACCCCAATTATCTCACCTGATGGTAATTCAGTATTCCAAGAAGGAGTAATTTTAAGAAAAGTATCTCGTTTCATTACAGGACAAGCAGAAGATGGTGTTATTCCAATCCCATGTTTTTTTGATATTAAAACAGGAAAAATCATGTCTGATTTCTTACCTAAAGAATTAAGAGCAGAATACGCTGAATTAAACGAAACACAAGACTAATGACACCTTGGGATTTTATAAAAAATCTTACTGTAAATAAAACAAAGTGGGATTCATATACTGAGAATGAAAAAAATGATTTCAACTCATATATGGCTCATAAAGTATTAAGTATGGATGAGAAGTATATTGAGCTAACAAACTTAGTCCAAAAACTACCTCCAGCTGAAAAGAAACAAATATATAATGTTTACTTAAATATTTTACCTACTAAACCATTATATAGTAAGTATATAAAATCCACCATTAAGTCTTATTCACCTGAACTGTTAACTCATATAGCTTTTTATTTTGAATGTTCAAAAAAGGAAGCTAGTGAATATATTAAGATATTACCTAAACAAGAAATGGAAAATATATTTAATGAGTTAGGTTTAGATGAAAAATTAAAAAAAGCATTAATTAAAGAAATAAAATAATGTCAGGTCCAATTAAAAAATATAATAACAGAGAAATTAATTTCCATAAAGAAATGTCAGAACCAGTAGCATCATATAATACTAAAGTGAAAGATCACTCTAAAGAAGCAGCTCAAATTAATACTAAACTAATTGACTATCCTAAAATGCCAGAAGCAATTCAAATATTAAAAAAAGAATATCCTACTATTGCTGATGGTTATGAACAAATAATTTTAGAACAATATGAATTATTTGCTAAAAAACATTTAGACTATGGTATGTCAAATATTTCAGCTGGTACTCAATTATCAAATACTGATGAAATAGAATTTGCATTAACTGGTTTATGGTATAGACTAAATGATAAAGTTAATCGTTGGAAAAATATGATTATCAATAAACGTAAGGTAAATAATGAACCTTTAATTGATACATATCAGGATATTACTAACTATGGAATTATAGCTCAGTTAGTAGAACGTGGTCTTTGGAAGAAATAATGGCTAAGAAATTACCTAAAATAGTTAAAGAGATTAGGAAGTATAAACCTAGAGATACTGATTATAGATTTGAAAAAACTATATCATATAGCCAGATGTCTATGTTTAGGTCTTGTAATCATAAATGGCAATTACAATATAAAGAAGGTAATTACTTATATCAACCTTCAATCCATTTTATATTTGGAACAGCAATGCATGAAACAGTACAACAATACCTCACTGTAATGTATGAGGAAAGTGATATAGCATCAGATGCTTTAGATTTAAATGATATATTTGAAACTAAACTAAGAGATTTATATGCTGATGAATATAAGAAAAATACTAAGACACATTTTAGTAGTGCTGAAGAGTTAAGAGAATTTTATGAAGATGGATTAAATATAATATCTTACTTAAAGAAGAACAAGAAAAAATATTTCAGTAAACGTGGTTGGCATTTAGTAGGTTGTGAAGTACCCATCGTATTAAATCCAAATAAACTGTATAAAACTGTGTTATATAAAGGGTATTTAGACCTTGTATTATATCATGAACCAACAAATACATTCACTATAATCGACTTTAAAACGTCTACTAGAGGATGGAATGATGCAGCTAAAAAGGATGAGGATAAACAATTCCAATTAATACTTTATAAACAATTCTTTGCAGAACAATTTAATGTTCCTGTAGATACAATTGATATTAACTTTGTTATATTAAAACGTAAAATATATGAGAATGCTGAATATGCTCAACGTTACATTCAAGAATTTAAGCCTGCGAGTGGTAAAGTTAAAGTAAATAAAGCACTAGATGCTATAAATGATTTTATAACTAGTTGTTTTAATTTAGATGGGACATATAAAGAAAAATCACATACCCCTAATCCAAGCGCGTTTAACTGTAAATACTGCCCATACTCATCAAACAAGTTATGTGCTTTTGCACTCTCTTAAACTAAGTATATATTTATAATAAAATATCAATATATACAACATTATGGAAAAAAAAGATATGACACTTACGAGTGTCAAAATACAAAGTGAATTATTCGAAGATTTTAGAGTAGAATGTGTTAAACGTAAATTCTCATTTCAAAAACTAGCAGATAGAGCAATCCATCTATACTTAACTGATGAAGAATTTCGTAAAATGATTCACAGTCATACAGGCTTAAGTTTGGAAAAATAAAAAATAGTTATTATAATAAATTAAAACAGTTATATGAATTCAAGTTTCGCTTATTTGCCTCCTGAGAAGAGGAAGAAAATTCTCCTAATATGTGATGATATTAGAGTCCATTCAGGAATTGCTACTGTCGCTCGAGAAGTAGTTTTACACACAGCACAACATTTTAATTGGGTTAATATTGGAGGAGCTATCCAACATCCAGATGTTGGTAAACGTTTTGATTTATCTCAAGACACAAATATTAATTCAGGATTAACAGATTCATCTGTAATTTTATATCCAATAAATGGATATGGAGATCCAACATTATTAAGATCTTTAATCCAAATTGAAAAACCAGATGCAATTTTTATTATCACTGACCCAAGATATTTTATTTGGTTATTCCAAATGGAAGGTGAGTTACGCAAAAAATTACCTATTATTTATTTAAATATTTGGGATGACTACCCAGCACCACATTATAATAAAGCGTTTTATGAAGCTTGTGATGCCTTATTAGGTATTTCAAAACAAACAGTTAATATTAATAAATTAGTATTAGGTGATAAAGCAAAAAATAAAATTATTAAATATGTTCCTCATGGTTTAAATCATGAAATAATGTTTCCAATTAATGAAAATCATGCTCAATATAAAGATATGATAGAATTTAAGAAAAACATATTTGGAGGAAAAGATTATGAATTTGTAGTTTTCTTTAACTCTAGAAACATTCGTAGGAAACAAATTCCTGATACAATGTTAGCCTATAAATATTTTATAGATCAATTGCCAGAAGAAAAAGCTAAAAAATGTGCTTTTGTTTTACATACTCAAGTAGTAGATGATAATGGAACTGATTTAGAAGCAGTTAGAGAATTATTATTAAATGATGATAAATATAATGTTATATTTTCTCAAAATCGTTTAGGAACTCAACAAATAAATTGGTTATATAATTTAACTGATGTTCAAATTCAATTAACATCAAATGAAGGATGGGGATTAAGTTTAACAGAAGCATTATTAGTAGGAAATCCAATTATTGCTAATGTGACAGGCGGAATGCAAGATCAAATGCGTTTTGTTAAAGATAGTAAATGGATGGAATTAGATGCTGATTTTCCTTCAAACCACAATGGTACAATTAAAGAATGTGGTGAATGGGCATTCCCAGTATTTCCAACTAATAGATCATTAGTAGGTTCACCTTTAACTCCTTATATTTGGGATGACAGATGTACATCAGAAGACGCTGCAGAACAATTAATGAATGTTTATTCTTTAAGTAAAGAAGAAAGAAAAGCAAGAGGTTTAAAAGGTAGAGAATGGGCATTAAGTGATGAAGCAGGATTTACATCTGAAAAAATGGGTGAAAATATTATTGAAACACTAGATGAACTATTTGCAACTTGGAAACCAAGAGAAAAATATGAATTTATTAATTTAAATGAAGTAAAAGACAGAGTTATAAACCACAAATTATTATATTAATTGTTATGAATAAACCATTATTTATTATATCATCACCATTTGATACATTTTCAGGTTACGGAGCTAGAGCTCGTGATTTAATTAAAGCAATTATCGAATTAGATAGATATGAAGTAAAATTAATTCCTCAACGTTGGGGAGACACACCTTGGGGATTTATAGATGAAAATCCTGAATGGGCATTTTTAAGAGAGTATACATTAACAACTCCTCAACTACCTAAACAACCAGATGTTTGGATGCAAATTACAGTTCCAAATGAATTCCAACCAATGGGAAAATATAATATTGGAGTAACAGCTGGAATTGAAACAACAGCTTGTTCACATGAATTTTTAGAAGGTGTTAATAGAATGGATTTAACTTTAGTTTCATCTAACCATACTAAAAAAGTATTTACTGATACTAAATTTGAAAAAGTTAATTCTCAAACACAACAAAAAGAAGGAACAATTGAATTAACTAAACCTGTTGAAGTATTATTTGAAGGAGCTAACACTGACATCTATAAAGTGTTAGATAAAGTAGATACTAAACAATCATTCTTAAAAAATATAAATAACGTCCCTGAATCATTTGCTTACTTATTTGTAGGTCATTGGATGCAAGGTGATATGGGTGAAGATAGAAAAAATGTAGGTTTATTAATTAAGGCATTTTATGAAATATTTAAAAACAAAGCTAATTCACCTGCATTAATTTTAAAAACATCTATAGTGGGTTCATCATATGTTGATAGAGAAGAAATTGCTAAACGAGTAAAAATGATTCGTAAAACAGTTAAAGCGAATAATTTACCTAATATTTATTTATTACATGGTGAATTTACAGATGAGGAAATGAATGAACTTTATAATCATCCAAAAGTAAAATCAATGGTTAATTTAACTAAAGGTGAAGGTTTTGGAAGACCATTACTTGAGTTTAGTCTAGCTAAAAAACCTATTATAACTACTAATTGGAGTGGACATACAGATTTCTTAAGTAAAGAATTTACATGTTTACTTGATGGTCAATTAACACCTGTTCATCCAAGCGCTCAAAACACAATGATATTAAAAGACACATCATGGTTTTCAGTAGATCAAGGACAAATAGGTCATTATATGAAGGATGTGTTTGAAAATTATAAAAAATATACTGATAATGCTAATCGTCAAGCCTATAAATCAAAAACAGAATTTAGTTGGGTTAAAATGAAAGATAAAGTAGATGAATTATTTACTAAAAATATTCCTGAATTTCCTAAAGAAGTAGCTTTAAAATTACCTCAACTTAAAAAAATTGAATTACCTAAATTAACTAAAATAAATGGATAACTTAACAATATGTAAACGTTGTGGAAGTGACGCTTGTTATACTCAAGAAGTAACTCCTGAAATAACAAATCACTTTTGTTACGGGTGTGGTTTTCAAACTAACACACTAATGAAAGAAGGTGAAGAATTTTTTGAACAACAAAAAGAATTACTTCCTGAATTATATAAAGATCTAATTCATAAAGATGAAGAAGGACAAATGTGGATGCCTAGTATGATTAATGTTCCTGATAAAGGAATGGTATTTGCAAATGGAACTGATTCAAATAATTGGAAATGGGCGGCTGTTAGAGCAGTTGTAGTGACTGAAGAAGAAAAACATAAATATCCTATTAAAGGAAAGAAGGACCAATACTATGAATTTAGAATGGATATGTCTACTATGACACCATTTGATGAAAATAATTTTATGGACGCTTTATCTTATATAGAAGTTTTACCTGAATAATATGAAAATAAGTTATGCTATTTTAACTCACAATGAAGGTGAGTATATTGCGAAATTACTCACGTTATTAACAACATATAAGCGTGATGTAGACGAAATTGTTATAGTTGATGACCACTCAAATGATGAAAAAACTAAGTTTATATTAAATGATTTTAAAGATTTAATTAAACTTGAATATAGAACCTTTGATGGTGATCACACTCAAAAGAATTATCTAAACAGCTTATGTACTGGGGATTATATCCTACAGTTAGATGCTGATGAATTAGTCAAACCAGAATTTATTGAAATGTTACCTCAATTATTAGAGGATAATAATGAAATAGATCTATTCATTATGCCTCGAATTAATACTGTTGAAGGTTTAACTCCTGAATACATTGCAAAATGGAGATGGAATGTAAATGAAAAAGGTTGGGTTAATTTTCCTGATCATCAAATGCGTTTATATCGTAATTGTAATTGGGTAGAATGGGATGGTTTACTTCATAGTAAAATTAAAGGACATAAAACATTTGTTTTCTTACCATCTGATGAATTATTTTGTATTTTACATCCTAAACAATTAGAACGTCAAGTTGCTCAAAATGACTTGTATGATAAAATTGAACAAACAGGAAGAACAAAATATAAAGTATAATGAATTTAATAATATCACCTGCTGGAGATAAATCACTTCATAAGGAATGGTTAACAGGTAAACCAAATTTTGATTTGGTACTACTCTATTATGGTGATGATATGGAAGTAGCTAAATCTTATATTCAAGATACATCTCATGTTTATGCTTCTAAAGGATTTAAATGGTGGTTAATTAAATCATTTATTGAAGATAATTTAGAATGGATATCCCAATATGAGTATATTTGGTTTCCAGATGATGATCTTAAAATAGATACAAATAATATTAATAATCTATTTGATATAGCTAAAAAATATGATTTATATATTTGTCAACCATCACTTTTAGGTTATGTTTCTCATAAGATAACTTTGCCTCAAGAAAATTCTTTATTACGTTATACTAATTTCGTTGAAATAATGGCACCAGTGATGAATTTAAATACAGTGTTAAAACTTAAAGAAACATTTGATATTAATTACTCAGCGTGGGGTTTAGATGGAATTTGGTCTTATCTATTAGGTGATCCAAAAGATAAAATTGCTATTATAGATTCAATTAAGATGACTCATACTAAACCAGCTGGTAATCCAGAGTTATATTCAAAAATACCTCATTCAATAGAAATAGACACACAATTAGCACTTGATAAATTTTCAGGTGGAAAAAGTTTCCCACAAATAGAATATACAATTTTACCATTAATATAAAATATGAAAACAGCACTTGTACTTGGAGGTGGAGGATTTATAGGTGGACACCTAGCCAAACGACTCAGATCAGAAGGATTTTGGGTTAGAATAGTAGACATTAAAGAAAAACATGAATATTGGAATCATAATGAAATTTGCAATGAATACATTTCAGGTGATTTAAGAGATCCTAATTTAGTATCTCGTATAATGGTAGCTCCAAATCAAAAATCTATAGATGACAAAATAAATTCATTTGATGAAGTTTACCAGTTAGCAGCTGATATGGGTGGGGCAGGATATATTTTTACAGGCAATAATGATGCTAATGTAATGCATAATTCAGCTTTAATTAATTTAAATGTTACTCATGAAGCAGTAAAAAAATCAATTAAACGAATTTTTTATAGTTCATCAGCTTGTATGTACCCAGAACATAATCAATTAGATCCAAATAATCCTAATTGTGAAGAGACCTCAGCATACCCAGCAAATCCAGATTCAGAATATGGTTGGGAAAAATTATTTAGTGAAAGATTATTTTTAGCGTTTAATAGAAATTATAATTTAGATGTTAGAGTAGCTCGTTTTCATAATATATTTGGTCCTATGGGTACTTGGAATGGTGGTAAAGAAAAAGCACCTGCTGCTATGTGTAGAAAAGTAGCTGAAGTAGGAATAGATGAATATATTGAAGTGTGGGGTGATGGATTACAAACACGTTCTTTCTTATATATTGATGATTGTTTAGAAGCGGTTTTACGTTTTATGAGACAAGATAAATTTTTAGGCCCAGTGAATATTGGCTCTGAAGAAATGGTTACTATTAATCAATTAGCAGAAATGGCACTTGAAATAGCAGACAAAAATGAAAGATCATATATTAAAAATATTGAAGGTCCAACAGGAGTAAGAGGTAGAAATTCAGATAATAAACTTTATAAAGAAAAAATGGGATGGGAACCAACCCAACCACTTTATGAAGGTATGAAGAAAACATTTGAATGGATCAATAAACAAGTAAATAAATAAAATGAAAAAATTTATAGTAACAACAACAATTAATAGTCCAACTGAAGCAACTCTTAAATTTTGTAAGATTGCTCAAGAAAAAAATTGGATTTTTGTAATTGTAGGTGATACAAAAACACCTCATAATGAATATAAATCATTAGAAAATTCTAATGTAATATACTTAGATCCAAACCAACAAGAATCACTCTACCCAGAGTTAAGTGAAACTATAGGTTGGAAAAGTATTCAACGTCGTAATATTGGTTTTGTATTTGCTTATGATAAAGGAGCAGATATTGTAGCAACAGTAGATGATGATAATATTCCTTATGATAATTGGGGTGACAATGTATTTGTAAACCAAACAATAGAAATTGATGCTTTCTCTCATAACCAATATAATGTATTTGATCCTATTTCAGCTACATCATATAATGATTTATGGCATAGAGGTTATCCAATTGAATATGTTCCTAATAAAAATAATATTGAATATAAAGGTAAAATATATCGTGAAGTATTAATACAAGCTGATTTTTGGGATGGTGATCCTGATATTGATGCTTTATGTCGTTTAAGTAAAAAACCAATTGTTAAATTTGAAGAATTTAAACCATTTGGATCAACTCAAATAGCTCCTTTTAATTCACAAAATACATTTTTAGCTCGTAAAGTATTACCTTATTACGCTGTATTGCCTCACGCTGGTAGAATGGATGATATTTGGGGTGGTTATATTGTACAACATTATTTTCCAAATTCTGTTATCTATAATAAAGCTACAGTTTACCAAGATAGAAATGTTCAAGATTTAGTAACTAATTTACAAAATGAAGTTATTGGTTATAGAGGTACACTTAATTTAATTAATGATCTTAAAAATTATTATAATCACTTACCTGAAGCAACTCAAAAATTCTGGGATGTTTATAAAAAACAATTTGCAAAATGAAAATATCAGCAATTATAATTTCAAGAAATGATAATTATGGAGGTCATTTAAATGAAAGAGCAACATACGCTATCAATTCAGCTATTAATACTTATGATGAGGTAATTTATGTTGATTGGAATTCACCAACTCATAGTTTATTATGGGACATTAAAGATAATCTTCAATTAAAAGGTAATCTTAAACATTTTGTTATTCCTCCAGACGCAGCAAAATCATTAACTAATTATAATGAATACGCTCAATTATGTTGTGAAGTTTTAGCTCGCAACATAGGTATTAGAAGGGCGACAGGTGATTATATTATCTCTACTAATATTGATATTATTCATCCTAAACGAGAAGATATAGAATCTATTATTAATAACAGTGATAATAATACTATGTTTACTTTAAGTAGAAGAGAAGTAACATGGGATATAATTAAAGAATTCCATGGTGGTGAAATGAATTTTCAAGAATGGGATAAACTTAGAGATTATATTTATATTAACTCAGAAGAACGAGTTCAAAATGAAGCCACAGTGACTGGAGATAACTATAGTATAATTAATTGTTGTGGTGATTTTCAATTAGCACCTAAACATATTTGGAATGAAATTAAAGGATTTGAAGAAGAATTAATTTATCCATTATATGCTGATACTAATGTACAGAAAAAATCAGTTAAACATGGCTTTAATTTAAAAGCTATATTTAATCCTCCTATGTTCCATATTAATCATGGTTCCAAAGGATGGGGTGGAGGTGGATTTGCTGAAGGTATCAATAAAAAAGCTAATGATATCCATCAAGCAGTTACATTTCAAGAACAAACAAAAAATCCAACTACATGGGGATTTTCAAATATAGAAATTGAATATGAAATTCTTTAACTTTATGACTACTAGAAAACCAATACCTACACCTAACCGTACTATTTCATTAGCTGAGGTAAACCAACAAACAGCCAATGAAGTCATTAGATTTATCTATGATATTAACAATGATGACAAAAACATAACACCTGAACAACGAACACCAATTAAATTATTAATTAATTCAGAAGGTGGAGATGTGTATAGTGGTTTTGGTATAGTTGAAGCTGTTCAAAATTCAGAAACACCCGTTTATACAATATGTCATGGTCAAGCCCAGTCAATGGGTTTACTTATATTAGCTGCTGGTTATAAGCGGTTTATTGGAGCTTACTCAACAGTAATGTACCATGAGATCAACTGGGAGGTAGATTATCAACCCCGTAAACATCACAGACAAGAATTACAAGAAGGTGATCGTTCACAAGAAATATATGATTCATTATTAATGAAATTTACTAATGTGAATCATGATCAATTAAATATACATAAAAACGCTTCATCATATTGGTACTTAAATGCAGAAGACGCTTTAAGATATCATATAGTTGATGAAATACTTGAAAGTAGTTTGGCTATCTAAGATAGTCTTACTATATTTAGGTATAAAATAAAGGTTATGGATATTAATGAAATAATAGTAAAAAATGAATTAACAACACGAGAAATGGAATTCGTTGTTGAAGAATATATTTTTGAAAAGAAAAATCAACGTGTTACTATAAACACTACAAATCACCCCATGGCTCGAATGGTACCACCTCAAATGGCAGGGGTGATATTACAACAACAATTCCAATTATTAGATACAGCGTATCAAAAAGCAGCAACATATTTCTCAGAAAAACTAGACCCAAAATAATTATGACGTATTATTTTTATAGTAAAAACGATAAAACAAAAGAAGCAATCAATACAATTGAAGCTCCAAGTATTGAAGTAGCATTAGATTATTTTGCTAAAATGAAAAAATTAAGTGAAAGTGAATTTTCACAAATTTATTCAATAGGTATTAAAAACAAATAATTATGTTTAACTTAAAGAATTTTGGAACTAATTTAAAAATACAAATTAGTGGAGAGATAGATTTGGATGATGATAAAGCATTTTTTATAGGTTTAATGAAAACTTATAGTGCTTGTATTGAACGTTCTGATGAGTTAATAGAAAAATTTAATTTATCATTACTCGATTATGAAGAGCCATATGTTCAAATTATAGAAAATATGATGTTAAAACATTATGGTGAGTGGAAAACTGAATTAATGTTATGGTACATTTATGATAGAATATCACTTGACGGAGATTTAAATCCAATTATATTAGAGGATAAAGGGAAAGAAAAAAGTATTATAATTAAAACCCCAGAAGATCTTTGGGATGCAATACAAAATATAGAAAGTAAAATAGATAAAAAAGATGAGTAAACTGTGTAAATCATGTGGTGAAGAAATTCACCCAGGCCGTTTAAAAGCTTTACCAACAGCAACAACATGTGTTGAATGTTCAACTACAGGTAGAAAAGCAGGTGTAACTGTTACTTTAGGAGAAGGAGATCATACCTATAATGAAATTATTATTATGGAACATGATGACTTTGTTAAATACAAAGAAGTAGAAGCAGCATTTAGAAATAAAGGAGTAGCAACACCAGTAACTGATACATTTAATTTAGATGATGAGTCAGATGTTGACCATACACCTGAAGTTAGTATTGTTGAGGACAATGAGGATTTAATTATACTAGATGAGCTAGTAATTGAACCTGAAAATTTAATTGACGAGGAAGAAAATGCCTAAAGCAAAACATTTAAAAAAAGAAGAATGTCTAGCCGCTGTTGCTAAAACAAAATCAAATAGAGCTGCAGCGCGTTATTTAAATTGTTCTTATACCCACTGGAAAAAATGGGCTAAGTTTTATAAAGATGAAACAACAGGTCAATCTTTATTTGATAAACATTTAAATCAACAAGGTAAAGGTATTCCTAAGTTTTTAAATCATGGTAAAAAGGATGTTGCGTTATTAGATATTATTGAAGGTAGAGTAGACGCTTCACATTTTAATCCTCAAAAAATTAAATATAGATTAATTGAGGAAGGATTTTTAAAAGAAGAATGTAATGTATGTGGTTTTAATG